CTTATCCCAAAATGCTTTCTTCACCATTTCACCTTATCTGCCCAATAGGCTGCACTCATCTTGCCTTTAGCAATGTTCTTTTTGTGACGAGCCTTGAATGATTTCTGTCGGGCTGTTGGCTTCTTATCGCCAGTTACACCTTGTTGACCAAAGCGAATGGTCTTGACTTGGCTGCCCTCTTTAGCCACTACGACGTGGCTCTTAGTAGGATGGTTGGGAGTACGCTTAGGCTTGTTGAAGCCAGACACTCCTGCTCGCTTTAGGCGAGAGTCACGCTTGCTTTTGCTTTCCATACTCCCCATACTTTCCTAAGACTGCCTTGATACGTCCATCTTTACGCAGTCTTACTACCATTCCATCCTTAATCTGGATTTTGTTAAAGCCTCTGTGAGGCTTGTACTTTCCAGATGACATTACTTCTTTTTCTTCTTTGACATACCTGCTGAAGATAGGGCGATAGCAATCGCTTGCTTACGGTTCTTAACTACAGGTGCCTTCTTTGGACCCTTTGGGTCTTTGCCAGAATGTAACTTGCCAGCCTTAAACTCGCGCATTACTTTGGCTACTTTCTTTTGCTTAGCAGTCTTCTTCATTATTTCCACCAAGAATATTTCTGCTTCATAATCTTGTCGAAGGTTTCACCTTGATTTCCTTGTGAGGCTAAAGGAGGTGTGTTAGAGATATTGCCAATACGGGTCTTGCCCGCCTTTGGCTTTGGCTCTTCGACCTTAACTTTTTTCTTGGACATTACTTCTTCTTGCCCATCTTCTTGATTGACTTCTTGGCTGCCATCTTCTTCATACCTTTTTTGGCTTCCATTTTCTTCTCAGCCTTGGACTCCATCTTTTCGCCCATTGCGTAAGCCTTGGCTGCCTTCTTGCCCTTTGCTGTGTAAGGGAACTTCTTTCCGTTTACCATTGGCATTTTATGCTCCTAGTTCTTTCATTACCGCTGCTGTTTTTTTATTTATGTGTTTTGCTGGAGGCATCTTCTCGGCGTTGTAAGGCTTACCTAATGTCTCGCTAGCCTGTACTGCTTGCTGGATTTTGTCCATCGTAGTTCCAGCAGGTCGGATGCCTTGTTTTACTGCATCTGCATAGGCATCCAATTCTGTGTTGTGACGCTTGTTAGTCATAAACTTACGACTATCAGCATCACCTGCGTTCATCTGAACGCTTAGTCCCTTACATCCAAAGCAGCCGTCTACATACTCTGGATGGTATTCCCAGTGCTTCATAGTTGAGTAAAGTTCCCCGTAGTCACCCCAACGTTGGCATTAATCAATGCTTCGCGGGTTGCGTCGTCCACCGTGTATTCGTACCCACCGCGATACACTTGAGGATAATCAGCAAGTGATGAATCAAGTGGATAGCGAATCTGTTGATAAGTTCCAGTAGTAGGATTCAGTACGATACTGATGCCCCTAGTCAGTTTGTAAAACTGAAATAGTCGCTGAACGCCAGTAAAGCCTTCATCCACCGTTGGTGGTAAAAATGTCCATTCAGCCATAAGTCCTCCTAATGAACTCACCCCGAAGGGATAGGTTGCCCTATCCCCCAGAGTCAATCAACTAAAGAGCAGCGATTGAGGAACCAGATGTAATGCGATACAACGCTTCGTCACGATAGACTGCGAAGCCGAGTACGCCGTACCAGCCCATTGGGCGGAAGCGCATCAACTTGTCAGTTACGTTACCGATAACAACGTGTGGTTCTTCAGCGACGGCTTCTGCCATTGCTTGAGCACCGCAAAGAATTGTGTTGTAAACGCGGGTTACTGGAGTTACAGTTACAACTGTGGTTGCAGAAACTGCACCAGTGTTTGCTGTGTCTACAGTGAAGGTTGTGGTTGAGCCAGAGGTGCTGATTGCAGTAATCTTTGCACCTGAAGCGATACCAGTTCCAGCAATCTTGTCGCCAACTTCTGCGCGAGTTGCGATAACAGCAGTTGAAGCAACACCGAAGGTGAAGCCTGCTGAAGTACCTGCAACAGTTACAGCGGTTGTAGCAAGAGCGGTCTGGTCTGCACCAGTCTTAGCGTTGTAGAGACGTGGTGATTCAACAAAGAATGCACCTTCGTAGTCTCCGATTTCGCCAGCCCAGATGTTATCTTACGTTAGCAACAGCGGTTGCGTTGCCTGCGAAAATGTTGTTTGAACCAGAGCGGAGAGTTGTCATTGCGACAGAGTCAATTGAGTCAGCGAGGTTGTAAGCAATGATGTTTGCAATCGCTGGGTCAACGTCTGCGAGTGAGAACAACTCGAGAGCGCGGGTTACGAGAACTGCGTTACCGTACTCAGAAAGAGTAATGGTTACGGAAGTTGGTGTTGAAAGAGCAACTGCATCTGGGTCTGTTGTTTCAGTCAGAGCGGTTGTTGCTTGTGCAAGGTCAACGTACTTCTGTAGAACTACGGTTGAGCCTGGGAATGCTTGGCGGGCTGGGCGCTTATCTGCGACTGAACGAATGAGTGGTTCAGAACGGAGCGCAAACTCTAGAAGACGGTCATATGCCTTCTGTACGAGACCAGCACCACCTACGGAACCTCCGAGAGAGGAGGCACCTGTATCTGTGTATGCGTTGGACATTGTGTTGCGTCACCTCCAAGTGACTATGAACGGTTGATTATTCTTGTGAACGCAATATGCTAAGAATCTCCTCGGCAGAGGATGCGTTGTTTAGACGTGATTCAAAGTCTTGCGCTTTATCGGGAGTAACCGCTCCCTGGGTAAGAATGTCTTGGTTGCGTAGTGCAGCAAGATTGTTCTTATCTATTTCGGGGGCATCTGCAGTCTTGATTCCGAATAGGTCAGCATTATCATCGAGCCAGGAATTTACTGCCTCTTCGTTAATGTCTTCCAAGTCTTTCATAATCAGACGTGCAGCCTTTGCGTTTACGCCCTTCTTTTCTAGGACTTGACGTACAGTCGACTCTTTCTTTTCTTTGAGGAATCCCTCAAGTTGTTCAGATAGTTCCTTGATACGCTTTTCGTCTGCTCTTTTGGCTTTACGTAGTTTCTTAACTAAGTCATTGCCATCTAGACCATCGTTGGTATCTAGTTCGTCGTCTTCGTCTTCCCAGTAGTTGTTGCTCATAGCAACTGTCCACCCTTCTATTCGTTGTTAGTCGCAAGCCTCAATGACCACGCGGGGACTGTGGGTTGGCTCTTGCTACCAGTCTGTTACGCTGGCGGGGCTGGTCGGTCCGCTCAGGATTCTCTTTTAGAAAGCGCGATTTGCTCTGCGCTGTGATGCCATTCCGAGTTCTGCTCGTCCTTGCTTAGCAGCAAAGCGGGCTTCTTCTTCGGCTGTTAGTTTCTCTAATTGCTGTAATTCTTTTGCAGACTGAGTAATGACAGCCTTCTCTAGACCTACTTGACCGATATCTTCCATCTTTGAAATACCAGCGAGTTTAGATGTTGTAGGTAATGCTCTAGCAATCCTGCTAAACTGAGGCGTGAGTGAACTAAATGTTTCGCCTCTACGAGCATATTCTTGTGCTCGTCCTAGGTCAAGTCCACCAATTCGGTTGATTGCTCCGAGTCCTTGTTGTTCTGCTGCTGCCAATACTTCGTATTGAGCAAGTTCATCTACGAGTTGGTCAACACCTTTCTGACCAAGAAGAATTGTTCTAGCAAGAGTAGGTCTATCAACTGTTGGGAAGTATCTACTAAAGGTATCTTTAATAGCCTTAGGAGCCATATCAATACGCTGATAAGCCTTAGCAATCTTCTCGGCTATCGTGGTAACAGAGTTACCCTTACCAATAAGTTCTCCAGTAAATTCTTCAGTAGCAAGGTCATCAAGGTTTGCTTGCTTTAGTAGGTCAGCCATACCAGCCTGAGAGGCTACGTACTGTGCGATTGTTGGTACCTCGACTGGCTTACCAGCCTGTCTTAAATCTTGAAGTGCGTAGATACCCTTGAATCGGTCAGTGAATGCTTTGAGATTAGGATTGTTACGGGCATCAAGCAACGCCATATTAAATGATGTTGCGACATCTACACCGTTTCTATAAAACTTAGAAACTACATTATAGAGTTCATCCATCCAGCCTTTAGTAAGTTCAGCCTGACCAAAGTACAAAGCCATTGTGGACTTAAAT